TGTAATTCCTTATCCTGCATCAGAATTCCCTAAAAAGTTTAGAAGAAAAGTTTATAATCATACAAGACCAGGTGTAATGATAAAGTCTTATGAATGGGCTACTTTATGGGATGGCAAACCTAAACATCAAACAAATGCTCATTATGGGCATTAAAAATATAAATATGGAAAATAAAATAATTACAAAAGAAGAAATCGAAAAATATATAATTTTAGAATTCGATAAAGAATTACATAAAATATTACAATATAAATACAATAATTTTATATATAATATGTATAATAACTATGACCAATCAGAAAAAGAATTAGATATTATTATTAAAAAAATTATTTTAAGTAGTTGGTTTATTAGAAATAAAAAATTACATAAACAAATATGTGAATTATTTAGATATGATGAAAACCACGCTTCAACAAATGTATTTAAACATATGAAAGCAAATTTATATGAATATGAATTCTTTTTAGAAGATTGGTATGATGAACAAATAGAAAAACAGAATAAAAATATTAGTGTTTGGAAAAATAAATAATAAATAAATATTTCATTTTTTGTTTTTAAAAGTCCTCTTGCAAAAGGGGATTTTTTTTATGTAATTTTGTAAAATGAAAACGAACAAAATCGAACATACTAAAAAAGCAATTCTTGAAGCATTAGAAAAATCTTTAGGTGTAGTTACAACTGCCTGTAAACAGGTTGGAGTTGGTAGAACTACATTTTATGAGTATCTTAACAAAGATGAAAGTTTTGCAAACAAAGTTGCTGATATACAAAACATAGCACTTGACTTTGCTGAATCACAATTACATAAACAAATACAAGATGGTAATACATCAGCAACAATATTTTATCTTAAAACAAAAGGAAAGAAACGTGGTTATGTTGAACGTAGTGAAATAGTTCACGATGGTGCAATTAAATCAACACTAATAGAATGGAAACCCAGTCAAGAAGAATAGAACAACATTGCAATAGGCAATTTTATGATTTAATAAATTCAGAAAAAAGATTTAAAGTACACCAAGGAGGAACAAGAAGTGGGAAAACTTATGCAGTATGTCAATACTTAACATATCTGTTAACTAAATCAAAAGAGCCTTTGGTTATATCTATTATTAGAAAAACATTACCTGCTTTAAAAGGAAGTGTATTAAGAGATATAATTACGATTCTTGAAAAAACAGGGTTATATTATTTAGGTGTTCATAATAAATCAGCAAACACTTTTGAATATGGCAAACATCTTATTGAATTTTTATCAGTAGATGAACCACAAAAAATTCGTGGTCGGAAAAGAAACATTGCATTTTTAAATGAGGGCAATGAATTAACTATTGAAGATTTTCGACAAATTAATATGAGGACATTAGATATGGTTATTGTTGATTTTAACCCAAGTGACCCGATACATTGGATTTATGATGATTTAGTACCTCGTGATGATTGTGACACTTGGATAACAACATATAAGGATAACAAATTTCTTTCTAAAGATTTAGTATATGAAATAGAAAGAATGAAATTAAAAGACCCTGATTATTGGAGAGTATATGGAGAAGGGCAAAAAGCAATATTTAGTGCTAGACAAATATTTAATAATTGGAATTTTATTAATTATAGTGACTTTCCAGAATTTGATATTAATAATGATGGTATAATCGGCATTGATTTTGGTTTTAGTAATGACCCTACTGCAATAGTCATTGGATTTAAAAAAAATGATAAACTATTTTTTCACGAATTATTATATAATAAAGGAATGACAAATGATGAAATAGCAGAATTTATTAAAGCTAGTGGATATGAACAAGTAATTTGTTATGGTGATTCAGCAGAACCAAAATCAATAGAAGAAATAAAAAGAAAAGGTTTATATATCAATCCTGCTCGTAAAGGTCAAGGAAGTGTAAATGCAGGAATTAGTTTATTAAAAGAATATGAAATATATATAAGTAAAGAATCATTAAATATTGTAAAAGAATATCACAGTTATTATTGGACTGAAATGAAAGATGGAACTATAATTAACAAGCCTTTAGATAGAATGAATCATTGTATGGATGCTATGAGATACCTCACTTTTAGTAGTTTTGGAAAGCAACAAAACTTCTTTGTAATATAATTATTATTTTTGTAAGATAAATCGTAAGCGAATGGCATCTATTTTTTCAAGAGTTGGAGATATACTTAAAAAGAATTTTCAAAATACAAACACAGGATTTAACAAAATTATTTATAATTATCTAGGACAGTCAATAATTTGGAATCCTGAAAATGATGATACATATATTAAAAAAGGATATATGTTTAATTCAACAGTTTATTCTATTGTTAATTTAATAGCTAAAACTGCAAGTAATATTCCTTTTCAAATTTATGAGGTTAAAAATGAAAATGAGTTAAAAAAATACAAAGCAATGACAAGTGGTTTAATGAATGGAAACATTTTACATAAATCATTATTACAAAGAAAACACGCTTTAGCAGAATTAGATAGTACAGATTTGCATAAACTTTTAGAAAGACCGAACCCAGCTCAATCTTATAGCAGTTGGATTCAAGAAATTATAGCATTTGGTAAATTAACTGGTAATAGATATGTTTATGGAATAAAACCAGAATCAGGACCAAATCAAAGTAAATGGCAAGAACTTTATGTATTACCAAGTCAATCAGTAGAAATAAATAGTAATGGAATATTTGAACCAGTTGCAGGGTATAGTTTAGATTATTCAGGTCAATATAAAATTGATGCAGAAGATATATGTCATATAAAAGATTTTAACCCATATTATGATGGTACAGGTTCACACCTTTACGGAATGTCACCACTTAAAGCAGGTTTAAGAAGTTTAGACACAAATAATGAAGCAGTAACAACGGGTGTAAAATATTTACAAAATCAAACTTCAAGAGGTGTGTTAATGTCAGATGAAGGGGATTTAAATGAAGTACAAGCACAACAATTAAAAGATAAATTTAGACAACAATATCAGGGTAGTGATAATGCAGGTGATATTATTATAACACCTAAAAAATTAAGTTGGGTAAACTTTGGTTTAAATGCAACAGATGTTTCTTTAATTCAACAGTATAATGCAAGTATTAAAGATTTATGTAATATTTACCAAGTACCTGTACAATTATTAAATAATACAGATACATCTACATATAATAATATGATAGAAGCTAAAAAATCATTATATCAAAATGCAATAATTCCTGAATTAAATAAAATTAAAGATGAATTAAATAGATGGTTAGTTCCATCATTTGGTGATAATCTTTATTTAGATTTTGATTATTCTAATATTGCAGAACTACAAGAGGAAATGGATAGTGTGGTAAAACAAATGGGTAGTGCTTGGTGGACTACACCAAATGAAAAAAGACAAGCAATGAATTATGGTGTAGATGAAGAAAATGAAGAAATGAATGATTATTATATACCTGCTAATCTTATGCCTTTATCTAATGATATAATAGAGGAAGAAGTAAAAAGTGTAGATATAGATTATAATGCTATACCTAAAGAAGAATTACGAAATGATGTTTATACAACATCACAAGAAGCTCAACAAAGAGCAAATGATTTAGGGTGTGTTGGAACTCATAGTCATACTGAAAATGGACAAACAATTTATATGCCTTGTGCTACTCACGAAGATTATGAAACAATAACTAATCGAGAATTAAAACCAGGTGACCACGAATATACATCTAAACAAGATTCATATAATAATTATCCTCAAGGAGCAACTAACAATGCAAAAAGAATGTTAGATTGGAGAGAAAAATATGGTCGTGATGTTGTAAAAGGTGGAACTGAAGTTGGTTGGAAACGAGCAAATCAATTAGCAAACCGTGAATCTTTATCAATAGATACAATTAAACGAGTTAATAGTTTTTTAGCAAGACACGAAGATAATGCTAAAATATCAGAAGAATATAGAAATGAACCTTGGAAAGATAGAGGTTATGTAGCTTATAATTTATGGGGTGGTAAATCTATGGTTGCTTGGGCAAAAAGAATTTCTGAAAGAGATGATTCATAAATTAAATAAAAATTATTATACTGATTGGACTAAACAATTAGAAATAGCAGAATCTAAACAAGACAGAATTTGGTCAAGTTATTTTAATAAAGAATCTAATAAAATTATAAATTCTTTTATGGTAGGTAGAATAATTCCAAATCTCGATACTTATTACCAATTAAAAGATTTACAAAAATTATATATAGAATTATATAAAACTATTGGATTAAGAATGGCTAATTGGTATTATAGACATTATGAAAAATATATAACAAAAGATAACCCACAAGCATATCAAAGTATTTGGGAAGAAAAATTTGCTTATATAGGAAAAACAATAGCAGGTGAAAGAATTGTAAGTATAGCAGATAATCGTAAAAAAGAATTTAATAAAATTATTAGAAGATATATGCAAGAAGAATCTTTTATGGCATTAAATGAAGTAAGTGCTGAAAGAATATTACGAAAGAAATTTAAAGGTATGAGCATATCGAATGGTAAAAGAATAGTAAGAACTGAAAGTGTAAACGCAGCAAACTACGCAACAAATGAAAGTGCAGCTAGTTTATTTGGTGCTAATAATTTACAGAAAGAATGGATTTCAGGAAATGATGGTAGAGTTAGAGATGCACATTTAATGGCTAATGGTCAAAGAAGGCCGATGAATGAAAAATTTAGTGTTATGGGTGAACAACTTAATCACCCAGGAGATAGTGCAGGGTCTGCAGCTAATGTTATTAATTGTAGATGTGCAAGTGCTCCAATACCAATTATTTAAAATAATTATCTTTGTACTATGAATATAATATATAAAACAAGTCCAATAGGTGAACTAAAGGACATAGATGAAAAGTCAGGAATTGTAAAAGGCTATGGTTCTATTTTTGGAAATATAGATTCTGATGGTGATATAATCTCGAAAGGTGCATATACTAAAACTATTAAAGAAAATGGTGAAAGAGTGAAATATCTTTATCAACATCAAATGGATAAACCACTTGGTAAAATGATAAATTTATATGAAGATGAAAAAGGTTTAATGTTTGAAGCATCTATTCCAAAAACACAATTAGGAACTGATGTTTTAGAATTAATTAAAGCAGGTGTTATTACTGAAAATAGTGTTGGAATATTACCATTACAAAAAGAATCTTGTTCAGGTGATAAATGTTTTAGAAAATTAACAGAGGTTAAATTATATGAAATCTCTGCAGTTACATTAGCAGCAAATGATGAAGCAATGATATTAGATGTAAAAGGAAATGTTGATGTAGATAAAGTATTATCGAGATATGATAACTTGGTGAAATTAATTCGCAAAGGTAATATATCTGATAATTTAGGTTATGCTATTGAAGCAGAACTGATTAAACTCAAATCAATTTTTTCAAAGAGTATCACTTTGCCGACTGATATTGAAGTCACAGAGCCGATTGAAGTAAAAAATAACGATAATGAGATTTATAAATATTTGTTTAATAAATTAAATTCGTAATAAAATGAATGACGATATAAAAAAAGAATTAGACCAAATCGGTGATTTAGTTGATTCTAAAATTGAAAAAGCATTCAATTCGGCTCAAGAAAATGCGAAAGGTGAGATTGAAGAATCACTTAAAAGTGAAATTTCTAACTTATCTAACGAATATCTTGCAAAGAATGATGAAATGCAAAAAAGAATGGATACTATCGAAATGGCAGCTAAAAAAAATGCTATCGAAAGTAAGCCAGTAAACTTTAAAGGTGCTTTAAAACAAGCTATCGAAGGTGGTGCTATTGAAGGTCTTAAAAAAGGACAAACAAGAGCAGCTTCATTTGAAGTAAAAGCTGATATGACAACTGGTGCAGATTATACTGGTGAAGTTATTGCAGCAACAAGAGTACCTGGAATAAAGTATGACCCAAGCAATGAGGTTCACGTTAGGTCTATCGTACCTGTTGGAACTACAAACTCTGACACAATAAGATATATTAAAGAATCTGCTTATACACAAGGTGCTGCTGCAACAGCAGAAGGTAATGCACTAGGACAAACTGACTTTAACTTAACTGCTTCTACTGCTAATGTAGAATTAATTGGTACTTATTTAAGATTATCAAAGCAAATGCTTGATGATACAGAGCAATTAACTTCTTACATCTCTGCAAGAGTGCCAAGCAAGTTAATGGCAGTTGAAGATGACCAGTTATTAGGTGGAAATGGTACTGCACCAAATTTAGAAGGATTAAGAAATTCTGCTACTATTTGGTCTAATGCTGCTTCAGGATTTGCTGATGGTGTTATTGCAAACCCACAAAACATTGATGTATTAATTACTGCACTTAACCAAGTTGCAAAAGCTAATTATACTTCAGATGGGATTTTAATGCACCCAACAGACTTTCACAAGATTCTTGCACTTAAAGATGGTGATAGTAGATATTTAAAAGACCAAGTTTATCAAGGGTTACAACCTACATTTATGGGAGTACCATTTAGAATCTCAACTGCAATGGCAGAAGGAGAATTTATCGTAGGTAATTTCTCACAAGCTGCACAAATATGGCAGAGAGAGAATGTAAGTGTTGAATTCTTTGAACAAGATTCTGACAACGTTCAAAAGAACTTTGTAACAGTTAGAGTTCAAGAAAGACTTGCAATGACTACTTATTTACCAAATGCACTATGTAGAGGTTCATTCGCTACAGTAGTTGCAGCTCTATAATTAATTAGAGTTTTATATAATTAAAAAAGGGGAGTAGTTAATTCTATTCCCCTTTTTCTTGTTTGTTCTTTAACAAACTAAATTATTATATTTTATTATTATATAAAATTAATTCTTCAACGACATCAATTAAGTGTCTTTTAATAAAAGATAAATTAGAAAATCTTGATTCTAAAATACCTCCAAAACCTAATTTTTTTTGTAAATCTATAAATGCTTTTTCAGAACCATTATACTCTACAACCCAATTTTTATGACCTCGATATTTATTAATTAATTTCAAATCTATATCATAATTTGTGTCGTGTTCAACCACATAAGTTGAAATAATTTCTTTTAATTTTTTACTTGTTATTTTTATTTTCATTTCTTTATTTTTAAAATTAAACATATGCTAATATAACAAAAAATCTTTAAATAAAAAAATAATTAAAAAAAACTAAAAATATTTTTATTTATTAAAAAAAAGATGTATATTTATACTATAATTAAAAACAATTAAATAACTAAATTAAAAATTATGAAAAAACAAACAATAAAAGTTTTATTAGAAACTAAAAATCCAACTGAAATTCTTGAAATAATGAGAAGTTATAAAGTAATGTTAAGTAACTATACTGAATTGTCAAGTACTGTTTTACTTACACTTAATGGTAAATATGAAGATTTAGAAAAATTATATAATGAAAATGACTTTGTAGATAGTTTTAGCCGTTTTGGTTACTCATTAGCAAATGATACTAAAGTTGATACTTCTGAATTAACTTTTGAAAATTATATAATATAATAACAATATAGGTTAGGGGTTTAGGTAACGGAAAAGACGAAAAACCCCTTTCCTTTTTAAAAATTAGAAATTATGAATAAAGAACAAATCAAAGAAGCATTAACATTTATAGCATATATAATAATTGGAATTGGAATGTTTTGTGTTTTATATTTGATATCTGAAATATTTTCCGTATAATGAAAACAACATATAAAGCAACACAACAAGATATAAAAATGCCAGTAGACAAAATATTACAAAAAAGAATATTAAAATATTTTTGTTGGGGATTAGGAAAATTTACATTTTGGGTAACATTAGGAATTAACTTTTTATTTTGGTTAATAAGATAATGGCACAAATATCTAAATTAATAGAACCTGTGAATAATGTTTTAAGAGAACATAAAGAAAAACTAACATCTGATGATTATGCTTATATACTTGAAAGAATAATCCAGATAAAGAACAAGCTCATTGATATAACATCTCGTGAGTGAGTATTTTTTCATTTTTATTTAGTTTTAGAGTGGTAGTGTTTTAATTAGTCATTAGTTACACTGCCACTTTTTTTTGTAACTTTATTTTTGTGGATAGCAATTCGAAAGGTTGTATTGCTGAATATAAGTTCGGTATTGAATGTCTTAAACGAGATATAAAAGTTTCTTATCCTCTAGTTCATACTTCTTTTTATGATTGTGTAGCTGATACAGGAAATAAAATGTATCGTATTCAAATTAAATCAACAACTCAAGGATTTCAAAAACATAGAAAAACTGTTCATATACAATGGAAACATAGTTATGAAAAAAAAGATGTAGATTATTTTGCAATTTGGGTTGAAAAATTTGAAGGTTTTTTTATTTTTAAAAATGATGGTAAAAGGTTAGCAGTTAGATTAAGTTTAAATAATGCTTATTCAAAATTTTTTAATAACTTTGATTTTAAATGAGGTCCACTCGGTCTCAAATAGTTTTTTCTTTCTTTATTCTTTTCTTAAAGATGCACTGTAAAATTATTATGGTGCATTTTTTTTATCTTTGTATTAAATAAATTAACAAAATATGAAAGCATATAGAAGTAATCAGTTGAATCAATTTCATACACAAATAAAAATTACTGCCACAACAGGTTCAGAAATAGTTACAACTGCAAATGCAAAAGATTATATGAGAGTTGATACTTCTGCAGATGATACTATAATTGCAAGAATGATAACTGAAGCAAGATTAGTTATTGAAAATTATATAACAAAAGACATAGTTGCTAAAACTAGAAAATTTTATTTAGCAAGTGTAGATAATAGATTTGTATTGCCATTTTCACCAATAGCATCTGTACAATCAATAACAGTAGAAGGTACTGCAACAACAGATTACACAACTTATGGATTAGATGATACTATTATTGAATTAGGTAGTTTACCATCAGAAGAAGTAATTGTTAGTTATACTACTGCAGGTATGAATGATAGTTTATTAATACAAGCAATATTACAATTAGTATCTAGTTATTATGATAATAGGTCAGATTATGTTAAAGGAGTTATGACTGAAATACCAACAAGTGTAAAAAATACATTAAGTGGATTTAAAACAATGTTTATATAATGAATGCAGGTAAATTAGATAAAAGAGTTTTAATTAAAAGACAATCAAAAACAAGTGATGGATTTGGTGGGTTTACATCTACAAATTCAACACAAAATACAATATGGGCAAATGTTAGTTTTATAAAAGGTGATGTTACAAGTAAAAATGGTAGAAAAAAAAGAAGTTTACAAATAGAATTATTAATTAGAAAAAAAACAGCTGATGATATTTTAACAACTGATTTATTACAAATAGAAAATATATCAGGATTATATCAAATAAATGATATGTATGATGCTAATTATAAATACTACACTAAACTAATTGCCACAAAAAGAGATTAATTATGAATATAAATGTAAATGTAGATAGACAAGACGTTCAGCAACTTGACTATGCTATTAATAAATTAAAGTCATTTGGTTCTACTAGATTTTATCAAGAAATTCAAAGAGGTGGATTAAATGCTGCATATAAAGTAAAAAAAGATGCACCTTTTGATACAGGTAATTTAAGATTAAATGTAAAATGGGACGGCAAAGCTATAAGGTCAGATGCACCTTATTCTGGTTATTTAGAATTTGGCACAGAAAATCAAAGAAAACAAGAATACTTTTTTAAAAATATTTTAGCAGAAGTTCAAAGAACAATTAGAAATATTGAAACAAAAATTAAAAGAACTTTAAGAAGATGAAAGAAGTAATACATTACATACGACAAAAAATTATTACTCGGCTAAATGGAAATGTTAGTTTAGGTGGTAATAATGTTCCAGTTTATAATAGAGTGCCAAGCACACAAGATGAACCATATATAATAGTTTATTCAAATGATGAATCAAATATAGATGACAATCAATCTTCATTTATTACAGAATGTGTAACTCGTATTGAAGTAGTAACATCTTTTTTATCTGATGATGGTGGTGAATTACAAGCTAATTCAATAGTTAATAGTATTTTGCAATTAATTAGAACAAGTAAAACAGATTATTTCGATTTAAGTTCTAATAATTTTAATGTATATACTTTTAATATTGAAGGTATTTCATATATTGAAGATGCAGATGAAGAAAAAACATATTTTAGAGCATTGATAGATATATCAAACAGAGTACAACAAATTTAAATATTATGACAAAAAATAAAAAAAGTAATTTTAGCAAACATATTTCTTGGAAAGAAGCAACAGGTTCTAATACTGCAAAAAAATTAGACATTGATAACACACCCACAGAAGAAGCATTAGCAAATATGAAAGTATTAGCAAATGAGTTGTTTGAACCTTTAAGAGAAAAAATAGGTGAACCAATATTGGTAACATCTTTTTATCGTAGTAAAGAATTAAATGATGCTATAGGTGGTGCAGCAGCAGTTTCACAACACATAGATGGTTGTGCAATAGATTTAGATGCAACAGGTATTCCTAATTGTGAATTATTTTATATAATTAAAAATGAGTTCGATTATGATAAACTTATATGGGAATTAGGTGATGATAACAATCCTGCTTGGATTCACGTTTCTTATGTAAAGGGTAATAACAGAAAATTAGTATATCAAGCTAAAAGAAAAAAAGGTAAAGGTTATTCAACTTATACTTATTTTGATTTAGATATAGATTAAAATGCTAAAACTTTTAAAAAAATTATTAGGATTTAAAACAAGTGATAATATTAGTGGACTTGGATTAGAAATTAGAGAATTAATTAAAGGTAAAGAAATAGACCCCCAAACATTAATTGAACTACAAGCACAAATCAACGAACAAGAAGCCAAGCACAGAACAATTTTTGTTGCAGGTTGGCGACCATTTATAGGTTGGGTTTGTGGTTTTGCACTTGCATATAATTTTGTGTTAAGAGATTTACTTGTTTGGTATGTTGGAGTTGAATCAGCACCACCTGCCCTACAAATGGAACATTTAATGACAGTGTTAATTGGAATGCTCGGACTTGGAGGAATGAGAACTTTTGAAAAGTTTAATAACAAATCAAACTAATGGCACGTAAATTATATGTTTCATATATAGAAAAGCCAAAGAAAAAAAGACCTGGAAGGCATAGTAAAAATGCTTCGAAAGGGCAAACTGGTTATAAAAAAAAGTATAGAGGTCAAGGTAGAAAACATTAATTATTAATTTATTATTTTTGTAGTAAATTATTTAGTTATGTCAAACGATTTATTTTATTCAGGAAATTATCAAAAAGCAGCATTTGGAGAATTTGGTTTAAGAATAATTGCTTCAAGTGGAACAAGTACAGTTGGTGAAAAATACAATGCAATTCAAGCAATGGATGATTCAACAATAACTTGTACAAATGCAGCAACAGGGGGAGATACTTCAATAACAAGTTTAGAACTTGTTACAGGTATGATTATATATGGTACATTTCACACTATAAGTGTGGCATCAGGTAAAATAATAGCTTATATAGAGTAATATGTTAGGGCTTGGACTAGGTTTACCGAAGATTGGAAATAAGGTAATTAAAATAATAAAACATTTAAAATCATATTGGCATAAAAATACACACCAATGGAATCACGAAAACAGCGAATGGGAACAAATTTAAATTAATATAATATGGCAAGTTTAACAGGTAATAAAATAAAAGATACTTATACTTCACTGCTTAAAGTTGGTGATAATGGTGCAATTGATAGTTCAGCACAAGCATTGACAGATGGTGCAGGTAATGCACTTGGTTTGACATTAACAAATACAGGTATTATAGTATCAACTGCTAAAGGTACATTAATTGGTACATCTTCGACAGGTGAAGTATCTAGCACATTAATTGCAGATAATGCCGTTGATGCACAAAGATTAAATGTAAGTGGTAATGGAACATCAGGACAATATCTTGTTTCAGATGGTGATGGTAGTTTTTCTTGGCAAACTTTATCTGCAGGTGATATTACAGGTGTAACTGCAGGTGATGGTCTAACTGGTGGTGGTACGAGTGGTGATGTAACTTTAACTGTTAATGTTGATGATTCTACAATTGAAACAAATTCAGATGCTATAAGAATAAAAGATAATGGAGTAACTTATGCTAAAATGGGTGCAGAGTTTACTACTTCAGCTACTATATCAGCAAGTGATGTTGATTGGTCAGCAGCTGCAGTACACACAAAGACATTAAGTGCAAATACAACATTAACATTTTCTAATGTATCAACAGGAATGGTTATAGATTTAGTAATTGACGGTAACTATACATTAACTTTACCTGCAAGTGTAAAAGAAATAAGCGGTACTTATGATGGTACTGTAACAAACTTAATTCAAATTGTATCAACTAACGGAGCTACTGAACAGTGGGCAACAATATCAAAAGAAGCATAATTATGAAAGCAGTAAACAACAACGGAATTATTACAACTTACCCAGATGTACCTAATAAATTTAAGTCATCAACAGGTTATCACTTAAATGCAAGAAGTATGACTTCTGATGAATTAAGAAATGCTGGTTTATTTGATGTAATCATAGATGAAAATTATGATTCAAGAATACACACACTTGGAGAAATATATTTTGATTCAGCTTCATCAGTATTTAGAAAAGATACAG